CATCTGTATCTGCATCTACAATAGATATAGTAGGAGATTCACTTGTGTCTTTACTTTTAGGTCTAGCTCTTGGTCTAGTAGAGGGTGTTTCATCTCTGTCACCTCCAGCTAGTTTTTGAGACTTTTCGTAGTTACTATAGGTTTTAGTTCCTGATAGATTTACACCAGCCTCACCTAAACTCTGAGCCATTTGTTCATACGGATTTGCCATTCACTTCATCCCGTAAATAAGTTAATCTTCGTAGTGCAGCAATCTCACCTTGAGCACGATACATACCTTCCATAGTTGTCTCTTGCTCTAACCTACGTTGCGCTACTGCAATCTTATTATTGATTACCTCTAAAAAGCTATCCCACAGAGGCTTATCGTTTACTAGCTTCTTTATTGTCATGTACCAGTAAACCCTTGCTCACCTGGAGTAGGTACTGTACCTGTACCTATGTTACCACCCCCAGCGCCTGTAGTGTCAGCTACGCCAACTCCTGCTTGCTCTGGTGCTGCCCCTGGTGAAGGCGGTGGAGGTGGACCTTGTACTGCACCTGCTGGGGGTTCAGGTGGTGTAGTAAACTTCTTGAGGATCTCAGCTTGTATAGCTGCGTCACCCAAAGAGTTAGTTACCTTATCAGGATCAAGGTCCATGCTCTTAGCAATCTCACGTATGATGTAGTCACTCTTTACAAACGGCATAAGCGCTGGGTTAGAAGCTACACCCATGAACTGCATCAAGCGTTGTGAACGTACTTCATTAGCCATCAAGCTTTCTGTACCTGATGCCTTAACTTCTAGATCACCTTTTATTTCTTTGTCGAAGTCAAACTGCATATTAAACGCAAAGAACGCTTTACCAAGAGGACCAATAAGATAGTCATCAACGTTCTTTACAACATTTCGTATAGAGCCGTTAGCTGCAGACATAAGCATACTAATCCCAGAAGCAGTCCTTCCCACTCCTGAAACACCTGTCTGCCCGTGTGCAAACGATGGGAAACCTGTACTCTCATCAGCTAATACCCTCGCTTTATCAAATAGTTGCATATTCTCATTAGCTACGTTAGGGAACTTAGTGCCAAAGATACCTTGCCCTGGTGCTCCACCTTGACGTCTAAATACCTTACCTGGATACACAGATAGATCTTGACCTGGTACTAGGTTAGTCTCATCTACTTCAATGATAAGGTTACCTGACAGTGCAGCGTTGTCAATAGCCATACGCATAAAGCCATTCATCAAAGTTTGCGTATCATCCATGTTTTCAGCGATACCTACACCAAAGAAGCTGTACGGGTTAAGCTCGTAAGGCACAGCGTAGTAAGGAATACGTGCAGGTTTGAATGGGTTTAACACTAAACGTAGGACTTCTCCGTTACAGATCCATACATTAACGCTTAGCTGCTCTGAGTTTTTTAACTCACGAGGAATACGTACACCGTTATCTTCTAGGATTTCTGTATCTACGTAACCCCAAAACTCTAATACTTCGTAACGTTCAGGTGCAGTGTTTGTCACACTGTCATCTTCCATGTCCTGTTCCCAATACTTCTTATCGTAAGACTCACCTGTCTGGATAGCTTTATCAATAGAATCCTTCCTGAAGAAAGGACGTGACTTTAAGCCACGCATCTGAGAACGTGTCATACGGTGACGCTCAATGACGTACTCTGCTTCATCCATATTGTACGCATCAGGGTCAGGATAAAAGTTCCACACAGACACATGACTTGTAGAGGGTACGGTCTTGATCGTAGGATCGTATTCACCTTCTTCGTTCCAGTTAGGATATTCTTTATCTATAGCAAACGGGCCTTTCATAATACCCGTGCCAAACAACGCCATCTCAAAAGAAGTATGGCGAAGCTGTTTATTGGCTCCGCTTTCTTCTAACTGGTCATGTATCTTCTTTTCCATCTTCTTAGCTGCAACCATAGCAGGATGGAAAGTAACTGTATCTTGTGTAGTACCTGGACCTTCAATAACTTTATCACCTACAGCCTCAAGTTTCTTCTGCAGTGGACCCATACGTTTCATGCGGTCATACATTGTCTCGCCTGGTTTTAGCTTCTCATCAGGGTCAAACAAAAACTTTACTTTAGGTTCTTCTTCAAAAGCCCCACGTAAAGGGTCCATAGCTTGTTCAGTCTGTGGGTTTATACTGATGTGCATAGACTCAGCTACACCCTCAGGTAAAGTCGTAGGGTTTACTGTAAGTGGGAACCGTGAGCTACCAAAGAGTACATCTACGATTTGACCGTAAGCCGCCAACGTCTTAGTCTTAGTAACCTTGACAAAAACCCTAGATTTCTCAGTCTCAGTAAACTGTACATCAGTTCCATATATACCTCTGTAGTTACGGTAAGCACGAAGCCATCTGTTTTCATCTACGTACCTTGCATCTTCTGCACGACTAAAGCGTGACTCCACGTAAGACACTACGCTAGGCACATCCAAGTCATCACCGTCTTGAATAACAGCTACATCATCTGTTTCAAACAGTTCACCTTGTCCGTTTACAATATCGTCTTCTGCCATTTAACTAATATCCAAATGTTGAGTCTGCAGCTTGAAAACCTGCATTGCGTGAGTTAGGATTAAAATCCCATAAAGAACTTCTTGGTCTTGTCATTATACCGTATCTGATAGCATCGTACAAGTGATCTTCAGCATTGGTATCTACATCTTCTGGATTTCTTTTATCCAAAGGTATACCAGGTATCTGGGCTACACAGTGTGTGCAAGTCGAAAAGAACACTAGCCTTGGCTCCTCAGTGTACTCATCAACTTGCAAGCGGCGGTGAAGCTCGTTTTTACCTGCAACCCTTGAGCCTCTTGAACGATCTGAAGGCCTCCACCTACATCCCTTTGCGTTCATTTGCTCTGCCAAGGAAGGGCCAGTGTCACCTCTCTTGTGCCACAGGGAGCTATCCAACACGCCGTACCTTATGCTACCATCATCCGCTTCAGCGTCAAGCACCAAGTCAGCTAAGTCAGTAGCTGTAACCTTAGAGCAATACAACTCTCTATAAACTACAAGCTGCTCTGTTGGTGTAACTGCAAACCAAACAACACCTGTAAAGCTACCGTAGCCGTAGTCGCAAGCTCTGAACTTAGTCCAACTCTTAGGTATCTGGTAAGGTTCTACTACGTGTATCTGTCTGTTAAACTCAGGGAACGCTGCTCCCTCGTTTACATCCCAATTACCTTCTAGTAGTTGCTTACGTTGATGCTCTGGTAGTGACAAAAGCATAGCTTCGTAGTCACCACTTTCAGCTAAGTACGGATTATCGAAGAGGCTGGCAGGTATAAACCTTCGCTTGAACAGGGGTTGACCAGCTTTACTATGACCTGAGGGGAAGCGTAATACCTCACCAGACTCTATGTCCGTTGCCCAGAAAGCCGTATTAGGTGGCGATGGGTCAATGAACATCTTCTTAACCCAAGCATGTCCTATCCCACCTGGGTTTGTAGTAGCTCTCATGTACAAACCTAAGTCTTTGTTTGCACTACGTAATCTGGATCGCATATAGTCCCACGCAAAACTAGAGGACCACTGAGTGAGTTCGTCAAATGCTACGTAGTTAAACGCCTGACCTTGGTAGCGCATAACGTCTGTGTCTCTGTCCAAGTACGACATCCAGAGTGTGCCGCCTCTTGGTGTAGTCCATTGGCTCTTACGCTCAGACCACTTTATTCCAGGTATAGCTTTAGGGTACAACTCTTGGCTTTTCTGTATGAGTTCCCTAAGTTCTTCTGTTGTGTGTCGAACAAGCAGACCACTAAAGTCTGGATGGTTCATGTTACGTAAAGGATCAGCTAGTGTTGCATATGACTTACCACCACCTGCTGCTCCACCATATAGAACCTCACGTTCACTTGAAGCTAGATATTGTGTTTGAGGACCAGGGTTAGGCCTAAAGACAATGTTCTGTGATTCTTCAACGTTATACTCAGGAGGCTTGACTATGGCTGGCTGTACAGCTTTCGTCACCTTCGTCGTCGTAGGTGTAGGTTCCTGTGTAGTTTTTTTCGAGCGCTTCGATCTGTTGTAGCGTCTTCTGGAGCCTTCTGGCGTACTCACGTTTAATTGAAGTAAGGTGCTTTCTTTTTCTTTCGACATCTATACGTTTTCTTAGGCCATCGTGAGTTATCTCTCTACCTGACTGTGTAGTTAGCCAAGCTGAGACTTGGCGTAAGCTATACTGCTTCAGATGTTTCTTAGCTAACTCTAAAAGCTCTAACTCCTTTGGTATGGGGTTTAACCACTCATCATCTTCAGGGTCTATCTCGTAACCAAACGGAACGTATCTACTTATTCTTGGGATGCGTAACCATAGCTTTACCTTAAACGGTACTCTAGGCAGCATCCAGTATTCGTTCTGAAGAGGTCTTTCTTTACGAATCTTCAGTATCATCAACGTTCTTAGGGGGAAGTATGAACAACCCACCCGTTGACTCTACTGCCACCCTCTCCGTTTTAACTACACCTGCACGATCAAGTATCTGACCTGCAGCCATCATCTTTTCTTTAATACCTAGCTGGGTAGGATCGTCCAAAGCACTGGCATATGCAATTGCAGCCTTAGGACCAATCCTTGACATGTACGACTTAGTTGCCTCAAATATTTCATCTTTTAAAGCCTCCACTATTGTCGTTGTTGGTGAGTTGTCACTGTACCCAGCTAAACGTTTAGCGACAACTACATCACCACCAGCCTCTTCAAAGAGTACTGACATGAAAGCCTGTTGTTTTTCTGTAAGTTGTCTTTTAGTCATTTTTTACTTTCCGTATGCTACTCTGTAGATTTCTGATCTGTGGATACCCATATCTTTTAGATCTTTGTCTGACAGGTTCTGAAGTTGCCAGTATGCTACACGTCTTTGTTGACTTAGTTTGTAGCCTTCCCACATGTTGTTTAGCCATTTCATTGCACTATCTCCTTTTGTTTGTGTGCTATGGAGATAGTTATATCATATTTAGTTATAACATAATACAGATAAGATTGCAACCCCGTTATGCAATTAACGCCTATTAGGATTATAATGTTCTTCTACAGATATTGTAACACCTATAGTACCACCACCATTAAAACAGGTTATCTTGTCACCTGCATGTAGAAACAACCTATCAGATGTAATTATATTGTAAACATCATTACCAGAAACAGATTTGTTATTTACTATGGTGTAGTACGCATCATCTTCTTTGTGATACCACTGTATAGAAATATTATCTGTAGATGAACCGCCGTTACTTACGTGAAGAAAAGTAACTACAGCATCAAAGTTATTAGGGCAAGTGTATAGAACATTACTACTTGCTCCACCTGAAGTGGCTGTAACTGCAATACTTTCTGTTGCTGTATTATATAGAAGTGCTACCATTTACTTTTTGTTTTTCTTTTTATAGCCACTAGCATAGGCAGCACGGGCTTGCTTTTCAGCTTGAGCACGAGTAGGGTACACCTTACCTTTTGTACCCCATTTGTAGCCACCCTTTACTTTTTTTATTGGCATTTGTTATTTCTTGTTCTTACGGTTGTCACGCTGCTCTTTGACCATACCACCTAAGTTGTACGTCATTACCTTACCACCTTTAGCGTAACCTTTTTTCTTCATCATACCACCACTCTTCATGGCTGGCTTAGCAGTAGGTTGTTGAACTGGTTGTTGAGCTTGCATCATACCTTGTTGACGCTGCATGTCAGCTTGAATAGGATTGTACGCTCCTGTCATACCACCCATAGCGTAACCTTTTTTCTTCATAACTTTACCGCCATCCTTCATGTAACCCATCTTGTTACGGACACCTTGTGGTAACTTCTTTAGTCCAGTTTGTTTAGCTGTAGGTTTCTTCAAAGCACCACCCATAGCGTAGCCTTTTTTCTTCTTGTTCATCATATTACTTAACCCTCGTTATATAAATTATTAAACACTCGTTGCGTATCCCATACATATCCTACGTCTTCCTTAGAGTTGTACGTATGTTGGTTAGGCTTGAAGTCAGGAGCACCTTGGCCTGTCTCAAACCACGCAGGGTGAGTTACTCTCACTCTATTGTTGGGTAACGCAACCATGTTACCTGTATAAGGTCCAGCATCTAGCAGTTCTAAAACGTGTGACTGCTTGTGTTGCGCTGGGTCATCTGCTACTTCACTATCTGTATAGTCAACTGTAAAGTAATACTTTGCAGGGTAGAACTCTCCGTCAACTTTAGCTATCCAAGGTGCTGGACTTGCTCGTTCTAACTTATATACGGAATGCCAGTGTGACATACAATCCCACGGTTGGGCTAAGTATGGGGGTAACTCTTCAGGCCATTCTTCTAAAGGTGTGTCAGCTACTAAAGCTGTTAGAGGCAACCTAGCCCACATAGCCCCGCCGTGAACGTTCTGCTCTTCTTCCGAAACGTCTGACTCGCACCCTGTAAAGATAACTTGGAAGCTTAGCGTCCTGTTGGGTAGAGTCGTTACTCCTATCACCATGCAGTGTAGAAACTGGCCTTGATATTCTTCTAAGTTCTTTGTATACTCTCTTCTTACCCATGCCTTAAAATACGGAATACTGCTGGTTAAATAGGGCATTTACCATACCTCTTGTTTTTTGTTACGCTACCACAAAGTCTACTAATTGTCCTTGCAGTATTTTACTTTTATTGTGTGGGTGGTACGCATAAATACTTTCGTACCTAAATGCATCTGCTTTTCTATCTACAGACTTATGTGTTTCTTCTATTATTCTTTTCTTTTCAGTAGGCGCTGGGTTGACTTTATCGAAAGGCATAAACGGTAAAGGTAGATAGCCTAATAATCCTAAGTCTACGTTCATTATGTAGAAGTTCCTGTTGTAACTTTAAAACAATAAGGTACAGCGTACAAGTTTCTAGATGCTAAACTTTTCTGTACTTCAGATACTTCCTCATTACACGCAGACTCTTCATAGAATACTTTTTGTGTGTTTGCGTAGACGATACACGAAACCGCTGCAGGGTTAGCACATACGAGTATCATAGCAAGCCACATAGTTACTTCACCTTCCTGAAGGCTTTGGTCTTCTTTGCAATGCTTTTAGGTTGAGCCACAAACT